CAGCTATAATAGATGGTAAGTCTGTTGCTTATATAGGGAAGAAGAACTTCTTTGCTAATATAAAGAGACCCTTAGGTAAGAGAGCTCTGGCAGTTACTACTGATAAAAGGCTTAAGAAATACATAAGGGTTATCAAGCCTGATTTTCTTAATTACTATAGCTCTAATGCTATATTAAAAAAAGCTCATAAAGAAGGTGTGCATATCAAAAGAGAAATCATTAAAATATGCTACTCAGGTTTGGAGCTTACATATCAGGAAACTAAACATCAGTTTGTATATGAAGTATTAGAGAAAGAAGAGTTTCTTAATGGAAACATTCTTGGCCGGTTTTATAAAATTAAATAGTTATGAGTAATAACAAACATGTATGGGAAGGTTGGACAGTGCAATCTTTTATTGATGACCTAGAACCTATGTTTAATCAAATCATGTCAGGAAATTCCTGGATGAAACCATTTAAAACAAAAGAAGAAATAAAGGAGTGGTGTAAGGATAACCAACCAGGTTACAAGAAACATATTCCTGATGTATACAATTATTTTAAAAAGAAAGCAAATGTCTGAAGAAAACAAATTAATTGGCAGTTTATTAAAACTTGCTGATTTAGGTATAACAGCTATAAGAATTTCATATTCTGGAAGTGGTGATGATGGATCAATTGATGAAGTATTAGCTACAAAAGATAATGCAGATGATTTTGAAGACATATATAGTTTAGATTTTTTTGAAGAAATAGATTCTGAAAATAGAACAGTAATTGCTGATTGGTGTGTTGAAAAATTATTAAATGATATTGAAGATTGGTGGAATAATGATGGTGGCTATGGTTATTTGTATATTAAAATTCCTTCCGGGGAATATAAAATTGAAAATAACATAAACTATGTAGAAACCTTCAATCATTCTGGTAAAATCTTAGATGTATAATTATGGCACATCCTTTATTACATGCTAAATCCTCTGTTAAAAAATGGGGAGGCAAAATACTTGATTATCAAGCAATTCATGAATGGTTTGATGAATCTAAAGCTTGGATAGGTCATAGCAAACATAGAATGTTCCGTCACCATAGTGAAGGTATATTTGAATGTGAAAAAAGATTTGGATCAAGTTTTACAAATTCTGATGGTAAAATTGTATATACAAGATATGTTGCAGAACAACATGTAAAAGAAGATTGTTTTGGTTATATACCAAGTGCAAAAGAATGGGTTGAGGCTTTAGAGTCTGGAAAACCAAAAGAGTGGATGATTAGAACTTTAAAAATTGAAGACTGATGGAAAAAGTAAAATTTGAAAAAGAAGAAGTGCTGAACTTAATGAGTATGTTTAAATCAACTGATCAAAGTAATGCTGAATTAGCATTTCAGATAGTTGAGAACAGCTTTTCAAAAGAAAGTGAAGGTGAAGTAATATTACTTTACAAGTATTCAGGTAGAACGGCGGGAGAATGGGAAAAACATGCTCCTAAAGTGTATAATTTTGTTAAAGAACATCTTCAAGGTAACAATAACCTATCTGCACCAAGAACTCTTACAATCATGTCAAATATTAAAGCAAGTAATTCTTCTGTAGAATTATTTATGGAAGTATTTACTAATGAATTGAAAGGTTACATGCAACAATTAGGATTTGAAACTGAGAAGTTTGAATTGACAATTAAATTGAAATAATGGATAAAGTTCAGAGTCTTAGTAAGACAAGCAAAGAGCTAATGTTGAAAGAACCTTATTATGGTTATTTCCTCATTATGCTAAATAAAATGTGGAGAAAGGATCTTCCAACAGCAGGTGTTAGTAAGAATGGAATTAATTATCAACTAGCAATTAATGAAGAATTTTGGATGTCATTATCTGAAAATCACAAGCTAGGGTTATTAAAGCATGAATTACTTCATATTGCTTTTGGGCACTTGACTACATATTTTATTTTTAGTGATCATAAGATGGCTAATATAGCCATGGACATGGAGATTAACCAGTATATTGATAATACTTGGTTACCTGGTGCTGAATATAGCTCACAACAATACAAAGACTTGAAAGAGGAAGTATTGAAAGAGTATAAAGAAGCAAAAGAAGCTGGTAAAACAGCAGAAGAACTCAAAGAAATTGAGAGTAAGTTACCACCACGTGGTGTACTATTAGAAGACTATCCTGAATTGAATTTGGATACTAAAGCTGGTTGTAGATATTACTATGAAAAGCTTAAGGAAGCACAAAAGAAGAAAGAAGAAACCGGAAGTTCTGGTTCTGAAGCTTTTGATCAGATGTGTGACCAGATGGATCAAGGAATGGACACCGGTTCTGAACATCCTACATGGGGTGAGTTTGAAGGAATTGGTGAAGCGGAGCAGAAACTTATTGATAAACAACTTCAAAGGATTCTTACTGAAGCAAAAGATCAAACAGTCAAAAAACAAGGTAATGTACCAGGTGAAATGAGTGGTCTCATCAAAGTAGAAGAGATTGTTCCACCTAAGTTTGATTGGAAAGGTTATATCAGAAGATTTACTGGAATTAGTACAAAAGTATATACTAAAAAAGTTAGGAGGAAAGAGAATAAAAGATTCTGTGATTTTCCTGGACTTAAAATTAAAATGAGACAACATATGTTGTTGGCTATTGACACATCAGGTTCTGTATGTGATGATGAACTTAAAGAATTTATGAATGAGATTCATCATATCTATAAATCTGGAGTTGATATCACTATAGTACAGTGTGATACAAGTATCAATAGTATTGAGCCTTATAAAGGTAATAATGAGATTACTGTAAAAGGTAGAGGAGGTACCAGCTTTGAGCCAGTCCTTGACTATTATGCAGCTAATGGAAAAAAGTTTACAAGTCTTGTGTATTTTACTGATGGTGAGTGTTACACCAGTCAGAGGCCAAAAGGAAATGTATTGTGGGTTATTTCTGAAAGATCACAATTAAACACAGCACTTCCTGGGAAAGTTATTAAGTTAGAATTATAAAAAATTAAAGTTATGAGTAAGTCAGTTCAATTAAATTTAGATGAGATTAAGGATTTTGTTAAATTCATGGTTAAGAATAACCAACACATTCAGTCACAAGGTAAAGTTCCTGTAGCAATCAATATTGAGGGTGATGCAGGTTTGGGTAAAACATCTTCAGTTAAGCAACTTTCTAAAGAGCTTAACATGGATGTAATCAGATTAAACTTAGCAGAGTTTGAGGAATTGGGTGATTTAGTAGGTTTTCCTGTTAAAGAATTTGAGATTCAAAATGCAGAAGGAAAGAAAACATGGATCAATGAGCACCAGATTGATGCTGCCATGAAGAAAGGTTACAAAGTAACAGACAAGAGAATGTCTCATGCTGCTCCAGATTGGATCCAAGGCAAAGGTGAAGGTGGATTCTTAATTCTTGATGACTACACCAGAGCTGACCATAGATTCATGCAAGCTACCATGACTCTTATTGATGAGCAAGCATATGCTTCTTGGAAATTACCTAAGAACTGGCATATTTTGTTAACTACCAATCCAGACAATGGTGATTACAATGTAACTTCTCTAGATATTGCTCAGAAAACAAGATTTATCTCAACTGAAGTTAAATTTGATGTAAATGTTTGGGCAAAATGGGCAGAGCAAGTTAATATTGATGGTAGATGTATCAATTTCTTATTAATGCATCCTGAATTAGTATCACAAAGTGTGAATCCAAGAGCAATTACAACTTTCTTTAACTCAATTAGTTCAATTGATGATTTTGGAAAGAATTTACCAATAATTCAAATGATTGGTGAAGGTTCTGTAGGTCCTGAATTTGCATCTATGTTTACCATGTTTATCAATAATAAGCTTGATAAAATCATTAGTCCTGAAACTATTATGACTAAGGATGAAACTTATGTTTTAGGAGCATTGAAAGGGGCTGTTGGAGAAGGAGATGAGTTCCGTGCTGATATAGCAAGCGTTATTTCAACAAGAATTGTCAATTATTCTTTACTGTTCCTAAAGAAATGGTACAAAGAATAGGCAAAATTGTTACTGATTGTGAGTCTTTTACATCTGATTTAAAATATTATATGATCAAAGAGATTGTCAATGGTAACAAGAATAAATTTGGTTTGCTTATGATGCAACCAGAGATTGTTAAAATGGCTGTGAAATAAATCACAAGTGAGCATTTCACATAAAAAACAATTTAATTATTATTAACCAAGATAGGGGGTGATTACATCCCCTATTTTATTTTTTAAAAGATTATGATGAATGTATTATATTTTAATTTGAATGGAAACAATAGAGATCCAAGAAATAGCAAATGGACTAGTTTTGATTTAAGTGACATCTCACTTGAATGTGTTTCTGAAGAGTCTGACTTTTTTAATATAAGTAAAGATCCATATACACCAGTAAAAGGAGATAAATATTATTTTCTTGACAAAGTAAACATTCCTAGAGTGAAATTAAAAGAATTTCATGATGAAAATGGTACTAAAACAGTGAGAGATATTACTCAAGCAACACATGTTTTTATTGGTGAGGCTACTAAAGATTTTTATATTGATAAAGCTTATAGATATTCTGTACCTACAGCCATGTTTAAGAAATTTATTGAGTTACACACTGAGTGTTTTGATAAAATGCGTATTGAAGATGTCAGACAAGCTTTAGAATTTTACAATGAAAGCATGGTTCTCATTAATTATCAGGGTGCAAGATTATTTATGGATACATCTTTACTTTATTATTCTGAATTGGTTAAGGATATTAACTATAATAATGATGACTTTCAATATTCTAAAACAGTGTATTTTGTTAAACCTGAGTATTTACCAATGTACAACCAGATAAAAGATCTTACATTGCGTCATGAGTCTTGTTTAACTAGTGTACTTAATGGTACTAATGCTGCTGTTATTGATGAAGAAATGTTTGCTAGATTATCTGCAATGTTTGACAGTGGTGATAGAGATAATTGGGTTTTAGCAATGGAGATAATAGCAAACTCTAAATATAAAGAAAGTCTTTATTTCATAGAATTGTTGTTTAAAGAACATTCTGGTAGAATGTATGACACACCAACTAAAAGACATGTTAATTTCAAATCACTAGTTACTTATCTTGGTAAAGGTTCTTATTTCAACACAAGCTTAGATAATGTTGTAGAAAGTTTAGTAAAAAAGAATGTTCTAACACATGATATGCTTACAGACTTAATGCATAGATATAAGCAAGAAATTATTGACAAAGGAGATTCTAATTACTTTAGAGTTAAGGATATTACTGTAACTCAAGAATTACATAGTATTGTTAATAAGAACTTTGCTTATAATCTTATAGAGGATTATGTTCCAAAGGTAGAAGAAGTTGTTGCTCCGGAAGAAGAAGTAATCTCTGATGATTTCTTAAACTACATCCCAACTGATGAAGAAGAAACTTTTACTCAATTAGGTGAGGAGCCTGTAGATGAGATTGAAGAAGTAGTTGAAGAAGAACTACCAGGAACAGAGATTGAAGTAGAGATTGAATCTACATTTGAAATTGAAGAAGAAGTTGTTGTTGAACATAAAAAAGAAGAAGATGAGTCAGAAATTGATTGGTTCTAATGAGGAATTAGAACAGTTTTACAAAAAGAAGTTTTACTTCAGCTATAGTGGGATAAATAAGTTGCTATTTTCCCCTGGTATGTTTTACAGTCACTATGTTCTTAACCAAAGAGAAGACAGTACGGACGCTCACCTAGTTGCAGGTAGAGTATTACATTGTCTCTTGTTTGAAGAAGATAAGTTTGAAGAACAATTTCTTACATTACCCGGCAAAGTGCCAACAGATAGTCAAAAGAAAATTATTGATGGTCTTTTCAAATACCATATGACAATTGGAAACAATACACTATCTTTGTTGGACTACTCTCAGGATATACTCTCCAATCTACTCTCAGCTAATCTCTATCAGACTCTCAAAACTGATCAACAAAGACTTGACAAAGTTTTAACTCCTGAAAATATAGAGTATTTTGACTTCTTAAAGAAAAGCCTAGGCAAAACAGTAGTAGATGAAGTGACTCTTAGCAATTGCAGAGCACAAGTTGAGGTCCTTAGAGCTAATCAAGATGTAAGAGCTTTATTACAATTAGATAGAAACTTGAATGATGATTCTATCAAAACGGCTTCTGAGTTAAAACTAACCTATGACCATCCAGACTTAACTTTTGGTATTCATGGTATTCTTGACAATGTTGTTGTTGACAAAAACTCAAAGACTATATTTATCAATGACTTAAAAACTACTGCAAAATCAATTCAAGATTTTCCTGAAAGTGTTGAGTACTATAGATATTGGCTTCAAGCTGTTATCTATACTATACTTGTTACTGACAAATTTTTAAAAGGGAGAGAGGACAAAGAAGATTGGATCCTTTTCAAGTGAGTGAAGAAACTCTAGTGAAATGGAAAGCAGACTTCAAAGAGTTAATTGTCAAAGTTAAATGGCACTATGACAACAGAAGATATGACTTACCATATGATCTAGCATTAGGTAATGTAAAATTGTAAAAATTATGGCTTTAAGTTCAGTGTATAGGAAGTATTTCCAAAAATCCCAAGTATTTATATATCCGCTTTTGGGAATTCAAAGAGGTGCAATGATTATTCCAAAATCAACTCATTTGAGTTGGAATGACAATGTAGCTCTTGAGGATATGAAACTAGTATGTGTTTATGAGATTGAAAATCAAGAGAAGTTTGATAACTTTTCCAAAGCAGTTCTTCTTAAACATCCTAGATTGTGTGGTTATGTGAAGACTGATAGCAAAACCAGTGTATTTACTTTTGACTTTAGTGACATGGAAGAAAATTGGTGTCACTTTGTAAATGGTAAATACAGCAAAATCAGTATGAATTTAAAGCGCAAGATTTTAGATTTCTTTGACAAGTCAAGTGGTAATTATGCCTATGTCAACAGTTATTTATTTCCTGAAAAACATTTTGATGAATATGCTGAATTATTAAACCATCCAGTAGAAGTTCTTAAAGAAGTAGGTGAGTTATGTAGTAAACCCAACTTTGAGAAAGAAAACTTAGTACTGGATGTAGCAGATTTGGGAAATATATC